TGATCAACTGTAAAATTGCCGTTCATTCGTATTTTGCCAGAACCAGTAATATGAAGCTTTCCATAACACGTAGAATCATGATAACCGTTAGTAGTTCTGCGATCATCGCTAACGGTTACTATATGACCGGCAGAAACCACAAATTGATCTCCATCTACGGGAACTGCAGAGCCTCCCCAAGTTGAGGTAGAATTAAAATTTCCTGACTGGGATGATGTTCTAGTCGCCATCGTCAACTCCTGGTTCTAAATATGGATATAAACTAAAATCATCTTCGACGTCGCATTGCACATAAAACAATACTCTAGTCGGTGTATCAGATGTAATTTCTGCGTGTACTGACATTTCCTCACCATCTTTATCTACGATTGTAAGTTCTCCAGTTGATTTATTATACTTAAAATTAGCTTGCATGCTTCTATTTATACCTTATAGGTATCTCCCTCTTCCTCTTAAATAACTTTGTTTTACTTCAGCGGCTGATAATATCTCATCCTTATAGAATTTAAACATCTCTATCTTACCATTAAAACTTCTGCTTGTTCCGCTGTTTCCACCAATAGTCATATCAGTCCCAATTCCACCTGAGCTTAAATATTCTACAGTGGTCCAGTCTTTATCTACGACTAATACTCCATCAATATATATTTTTGCGTATCTACCATTATATGTAAATGCTATATGGTACCAAGTGCTGTGATTAATAGGACTTGAAGCAGTTGTTTGTCTTAACGTGCTTCCGGCAATTGTTTTATTAAATGCTACATAAGTAGGAAACGTCTGTCCTATATGGCATAACGGATTGGTTTTATCAAAAACTCTTGGATATGGATTATTTTGAGAAGAATCGCAATAAAACCACCACTCAACTGAAAAGTCTCCATCTGGATGTAGATCGTTGTTATTATCTATTGTTATTTTATCGTTTGACGTATTCGTGAATTCCCATTTGCCATTGGATCCATATGTTAATGATGTAGCAGTAACCGTTCGCTTATAAGAAGACAAATCTAATATAGATTCTGTATTAGATCTTTCGCCTCTAATGTACGGACTAGGCAAGCTACCTTCTTCTAGCTGACTGGCTGCAATGTACAGATAATTATAGTTAGACTGTCCTACTAAATTAGGCCTTAAATATCCGCCTAGTTTATCTATCCTAGGACTATCACTTTCCTGATCTCTAATAGTGCTTTTAGGAACAAAAGGAACGTGTATTCGTTGCCATGAACCACGAGTGCTAGTGTTTGCCAGTACCTCAGTTTGATTTATATCTGCGGTAAAATTCCAATAATTATATTGGCTATTATATACTGCCGAAGAAGCGGTTGAATTTTGTGTATGCCAATCCGCACCTGTGCTATTTTGCGTGACCGTAGAAAATGTGCTATTACCTACCGTTGTTCCTGGAGGTATATAAACATAACAACTTAAAACGTGAGTAACATCTAGTGTATCTAATTCGTCAATGTCAAACCCAGCGTGGGGGCTCCATCTAGAATAATTGTCTGGATTACTATCTTCCACATAAAATATATTACAATCTTCAACAGGCAATTCTGGAATGTTTATAATTGGACCAACATACCAGTTTGCATCAGAAGCCAACTGACCACTAGCAGAGTGGCTATTACTGGCAAAAGGCTTTTTGTCAGATCTTCCAACACTATTGGCCTGGCCCCAAGTAGAAGTAGCTAAATAATTGTTAGTAGGTCTACCCTTCCAGCTAGACGGATTATAGGCATCAATGGCAACTAATAAACTCATATCATTCTTCCCTTTGTCGCGTGATAATTAGTAAGAACTTCAGAGCTATTTAAAGCTTTAGAGTAAGCCCTAACTAGCGATAAATCAATATTAGGATATCTACCACTAATACCTCCAACATATAAGGTGTTATCGTACGCGCGTATATTATAAGTATTTTTGTCGAACTGATCGGAAGAAACTAATACGCCATTTAAATACGAATTTACTAAACCATTTTCATATGTCATAACGCTATGATACCAATTTCCATTTGTCATGTTTCCAGCCGATTCAGATAACTGTCCTGTACTACCATCAACAGTTCTTATTTGATGGCGTATATGATTTGTCTGAACTAATATTCCGCCGTGATGTCCGCTTCTTCCTATAATTACGGCTTCATTGGCATTAGAATCACTTATTTGTTTAAATAGACATTCTAACGACCACTCTCCAAGTTCGTTAGTAGCTTTTAGTATTCCTTTGTCAATAGTTGCCGTACTATATTCTGTATCAGCGCTTCTAAAGGACACCGCGTTATTAGTAGATGAATACTCCGGAGTTCCACTGACAAAATTTAAATCATAACCGTTTTTAGTCAAGTCCTTCCATGTATTTCTCTGATACGCCACGTACGGCGTAGCATGATCTTTTTCTTCTAATTGAACGTCGTATATCTCAACTACTGTATTTGCAGTAATATAAAAATCCATAAATCTATACGTATTTGTATATGTACTTCTTGAACCAGTTGCGGTATGATACCAATGATCGTTATTTAACGTTTGTGTCTTTGTTATAGATTGATCGTTCCAATCTGTAGGAGTAAAATTAGGAGTTACTCCACCAGTTGAACTGATAATTTTATTTCTAAAACTCATAGTATACGTTTCACCGTCCGTTAAATTACTAACATTAAAATAAAATCTAAAAGCCCCAGCCGTAGACCCACTAGTAATCCTATATACGCTATTAGTTGTAACCGTAGATAAAGAAACACTTGCCACAAGATTGCCGATAGTCCAATCCTTTACTCCGGCCGAAGTATTTGATAGATTTGTAGTAGCCTCACCTTCAAAACTTTTAGGATTTGTTGCGTCACAATATAGTTCTAAACCATCAAGAGTAATTTTGCTGTTATGAGAAATCATAGACCGTATTTACCTCTCACCGCAATAAAATTTTGTTTTACTTCTTCTGCACTTAACTCTCTATCATACACCTGAGCTTCTTTTATTACAGAATTTGTTTCCCAATGACTCGAACCACCGCCAGCCATTATTGGATTACTGTGTGCAGACGTTACTCCATACCATTCATTATTGCTACTACCAGTTTGAGCAGAAACCGATACAGTATGTGTTAGTTCGCCATTAATATACAGCTTCATGTTTTCTCTACAATTCCAAGTCATAGTCGCATGGGCCCAAGTGTTATTTGCTAAAGTTGCAGTTCCGCTTTGTTTAACAGAATACCCCGACCCATTATTATACCAATTACTTGCAATAATACCATCGTTCTTTAAAAGAATACCACAGTTATATCCTTGAAGTCCTAAAGCAATCCCGTGACCGTCAGGCATAGACGCTGTTCTTTTTATAACACATGAATACGTATAAGTGTCTACACTATCCATAAGAGTTCTCATAAGTTTATCAGATGTAATTCTATTTGAAGCGCTTTGATCAAACTCAAAAGTCCCGTCAGAATTATATGTAAGCGCGCTTAGTGTAAGAGTATTACTAGAAGTCATATCGCGTAATGAGTTCGTATTCGTTCTAGTGCCATTCACAAAAGGCGTGGCAAAAGTGCCTGACTCTATTTGAATTAATCTTATATCGATATCAATAAGATCTCCAACGGCTGGCATACTTCCAGTATAAAATTCAAAACACCCATCTAAATTATAAACTGTTCCGTTACTATCAGTATATGAGGACACGTAATCTCTATTTAATTCTAAATCCAACCATCCCTGACCTATATCACTTGCAGATATATTTCTAATAGGTCTATTTGCTGACCACCAATCATTATAAAAGGCGGACCCTCTAAACTGTGACAATGTGCTCCCACTAGATACCGAATACGCATTAACTCTAAATTGTCCTGAAGTTGCATAATTTCCAGTCGAGGAGAATACAGAGCCTTGTCTTAAGTGAGACCAACTATTCCCGCTGCCGGAAGTTCTTTCCAAATGCATGTTAAGATACGGTGTACCATTAGGCTCGTATCTAATTTCCATAGTATCGTTGTGTGTCGATGACGACCTTGAAGTTAGAGTCCAGCCAGTAGTTCCATTACTAAAATCAGGATTACTTAATAAGTTAGTAGTCGGTTTACCTTTCCACGACTTTTTATTATTCATATCCCAGGCGTATTTTAATCCCCTGGTAACTATTTTTTGATTAGTCGACGTCGTCATATTCTACCTCAAACCTTTCGACATCTTTACGCTCGGCTTGTATAAAGTAAAAATATTCAGTGTCATTAGAAATACTTACAGTGTTATCTTTAATGCCGTCGACATAAAGATATTCTGACCGGCCAATTGCTGTAAGCTGAACAGTTATAGTATCTTCATGAACTAGCCCATTCCAATATTCAGGCAATTGAATGATTGATTCTTTTGTTTTTCCTCTAATATATACTGCATGCTCGGGTCCTTCAAGAACACCATGATGTAATCTCTTACCCTCTTTTGTTGGATGCTCAATATCAAATGATTTTGTTGTTGCGGCAAGAGCTCCAGTAACTGTTAAATCACCGTCGCTGTCTAAGCTCATCAACTCAGTACCGGTTGACGCTGTAGGCGAGTTGACGCGCCAGGTAAATTCATCAACGGACCCATTGTTATTTGAGTCAATAGTAAAGTCCATACCAGCAACTGACGCCAAATGAACACCATTAGTTCCACTACTACCAGGTGAGTCATTATCAAAATCTAGGAACGAATTGGCTGCATATTGATAACCACCAAACCAATCACAGTTAAATCTAGAGTTTTGTGCATCAAATGCTACCACATCTGAACCACTCTGATTTTTCATGTAGATATTACCATTTTGGTGTATCCACATTCTTGGACTATTAATACCAGATCCAGTAGGTTTAGTAAAGAATCTTAAATGACCACCACTTACCGCGTCACTAGTTGCATGTTTATCATATACACAATCTATACCGGCTAATTGTTTATGCGCATCAGTTGCACCAGCAGTAGAAGTAAAAAATAATCCACCAACGTGTCCATCATCAGATGTAGTACTAGAAACTAAACTAATATCAGCGCCTGCATCACCACCCCCGATTGATAAAGTTCTATTACTAGTTACATTTGTTTTTGGTTTAAAGTAAGATCCGGTGTTCACGTGAGTATACGGATTAAACATTGAAGTACCAATAGACATATGACCGTCAGCATGGAACATTGCTCTTTCTATAACATTTCCACCTTTACTTAGTCCAATAACAAAGTGAGCAGCAGCTTCATCGTTTACTCCATAAGTCGTAGAATTGACGGTGACATTTTTTAATGATACTCTGTTAGGATTATTATTACTGTCTTGGTTTCTTATATCAATACTTACTTTAGAAGGTGTAGTACCATGATCGCCGATATAATTTTCTAATATCATTAATGGCTTTTCTGTTCCACCGCCACCAGTATCATATACGTGAAGCCTTGCCGCAGGAGCAATTGAATCATGATTATTAGAATTGTTATTAGTTGTTGGGAAGTTGCCAATACCAACCTTACCATCGTCTTCAATTCTAAATCTTACGTTATTCCCCGTTCCTACTGTCCCTTGGTCAATAATTTTTAAACCAGCTCCAGTATTTACTCTAAAATCATAAACTTTATTACTGCCAGTAGAGTCTTCTATTCTTAGACATGCGTTATCGCCACTATCTTTAATATGAATTGCCTTAGCGGGAACGTTAGTATACGAGGCACTTCCCGTCATTAGGTTTCCTTCAAAACGTCCATCGCCAATTACATGAAATTTATTATGCGGATTTTCTCTACCAAATCCAACTTTACCGGCCGAAGTGATAGCCATCCTTGGGTTTGTGTCTACGTTAGTAGTTCCTATTCTAAATGTATCATCTGCTGCATTAAATCCAACAGTGAATTTTACCGTTCCATTCTCTGAAAGTTTAATTTCACAATCGGAATCTACTGGAGATTCAAGAACCATCCTTGCATCACCACTGGAACTTTTTAAATGAAATTGATCGATAGGGTCATTAGTTCCAATACCTACATGGCCATCACCTCTAACAGCAAACTGCGGGCCCGCGCTTGTATTTTCAACTATTAATCCATAATCAGAAGTATTAGTTCCGGCACGTATCCTAGCACCATAGCTAGTTCCGGATGAAGTTCCACCATTTAGTCTAAGTGTATACTGATTAGTATTACCATTTACTACAAGCTTTCCAGTTGTTGGAGAGGCCTCTCCAATTCCAACACTACCATCGTACCTGATTCGCATTTTCTCAGCTAAATCAGGAGACCCGCTTTGTGTGAAGGTATAAAACGCCATTCCAGTGTAAGCGCCGTTTGTATTTTCGGTAACACTTGCTATTCTACCTCCAACTTGGCCAGCGCTGTTTACAGAACCATCATTTGAACCAAAGTCAAGTTGAGAATTTATTTCGCCGCTTGCAGAAACAGTGTTGCTGCCGCCTTCGATTCTTATAGTTGCTGTAGTTCCACTAGCAGCCTTTACGTGTAAAAGCGCTTCAGGAACTTCTGTGCCAATACCTGCCCAGTAATTACTTCCGTCTTGTCTAATTGTCAAAACGCGATTGTGATCACCACCTGAAGTGACAAGACCCAAATGTGCTATTGCTCTATCCGAGTTAGATCTACCGCCTTCAATTAACAATCCTCTATCATTTGAATGGTTGATGAGAATTGCTGCGCCGGTATTATCATTATCATTACCAGCTTCAAATCTAGCGACTAACGCATTAACACCCTGCTGAGTATCAGCTTTTACATGAAGCCGCGGCACATTTAAGCTTAAATCACCATCACTACCAGTAATAATACCTATTCCTGTATTTGCATTTGAAGTGTTAATATTTACGTTATTTGCATGAACACCTTGTTGACCACCTAAAGACATCCTAGTGCCTTCAGCTGATACAACTGCAGTTGTATCATTATCTGTAATTTGAATACACGCTTTATTATTGTGAGATTTAAAATATGCTACTAGATTTGTATCACTTTGCTGCGCAGTTGGAATTTCTACCCATAAAGCCTGAGACCCAGTATTTCTTACATTAATACCAACGTTACCGCTTTCCGCAATATACAACCCACCTTTTTCATCACTATGTGGCGCAATAATTAATCCATTATTATCAACAGCATTAGTATGGTCGTTATCGGTTGAGAAAATTATTCCAGAGTCTCCAGTAGAAGTTATTGGATTATAACCTCCCGATGAAAGCTTTGGTACAATTCTAATATTATAATCATGATCGTCTGTATTTTCAAACCAACCGGCCACCGTGTTAGAACCAGTAACTGTAGTACGCTGAGCTCCAGCAATTTGAAGTTTATACGTAGAATCTGTACTAGTCGTGCCAATACCAACGTTTGCGTTGCCGGTATCTAAATGCATTATTGTCACAGGAGTATTGCTTGTGTTACCTATAAACTGAAAATCTTGGGAAACTTGAGACGTAGTTGCTTTCCAGGTATTAGTAATATTTCTAAACTCATTAACAGCATATACATTTGCATATGAATAAACACCCGCACTTTGAACCTCAGCTCTAATAGAACCTCCAGTACTTATCATTACTCTGTCTTCGCCGGTACTATAATCTTGAGCCCATAAACCAGTGTCAGTTCTATCAGCAAATGACAATGTAGGAGCTGTGCCACTTCCGTCAGAAACCCTTACGCCGCCTGAAGCACCATTTTGTCCGGCACTTACCCAGCCTCTAAAGGAAGCATAATCTGAACCAATATACGTATAATCACTTCCAACTCCAACGCCATCGGTTGAATCACTATCTAAAATTATAAATGCTCTACCGTTACTAGTGCTGTCTGTTGCAATATTAAACCCGACATTATTTGTACTATCCGTACCGTTTAGAGCCGGAGCGGTAATAGTACCTGATGAAGAAACTGGCGTGTAGAAGTTTACTGTGTCTGTTCCAGCCTCAGTGAATCTCATAAACTCTTGGCCACCAGTGAAGAATCGTAATCTGTCATCGATGTCTTCGCTGATATATGTATGATTACTACCGCCCATATAAAACTTTTTACCAACGCCTAAACGTAAATCACCGGTTGAAATATTTAACGTGCCATCACTTTCTATTTGAACATCATCACCGGAACTATTAGTTCTAAAATGTAATTTGTTATCGTTATGTGTATAGTATATAGCTCCAGCATTATCGTCATCAGTATCACCTAAATGAATAGATGATCTACCGGTATTACCACCAATAATCGAAATAATTGAATATTCTCCGGCAGTTGAATTATTTTGAAACACTGCAACGTTTTTACTTGGAGTGTCTGGAGCCGGTGGTAAAGTTCCCTGTGTTTTAGTTACGATGAGAGGCGCTTCTTGGCCGGGAACTGATGAGTCATGTCCGATTTTTACATATCCACCAAACTCAGCAAAACGAATTTCTCCGTCATCTTCAACTTCAATACTTGGAATACCTGAAATGTCATTTACAGAGAATATAGTTCCAGTTAAGTTATTACTAATGGCAAATAATTGTCCAGCCGAACCTTCGAATGAAAGTGTTGAATTTGTTCCATCCCATTCCGTAGATGCGGTAATACTATCAGTAGGAGATCCATCTTCATCTTCAAATACTATATTATCGATTTTTAATGTATCAGCCTTTATATTTCCATTGACTTCTAATTTTTCAGATGGATTATTAATGCCAATACCAACATTACCACCACTAAGTATTGTTAGATACTCGGATAAGCTATTATATGCGTCGTTAACTTTACCAATTGCAAACCTGTGATTTGTTTCAATTCCAGATCTCCAATACTTTTCATTTGTTCCACCAGTACTTCTTGTATAATTTAAATATACAAAATTATCTCCACTTGAGTTAATATCAAGCCTGGACTTAGGTGATCCCGAATTATTTCCTATTCCAACAAATCCTGTTGCACGGTCAACACAAATTGCAACAGCTCCGCCAGTGCTACTATTATGATTCCTTATAAGGAAATTATTACTGCTATTGCCATCGGCTAAAAGCGAAAATCCAAAATTCATGCTTGTGCCGGTTGTACCTTCTGTAAATTCTAGCTTAGGAGTATGATTTCCATTTGCGCCATCGCCGCCTAATCGGACAGTTGTAGCTTGAGCATTTCCCGAAGCTCCTAATACGTGCAAATCTGTTTTAGGGTCGCTAGTTCCTATACCAACATTTCCTGTATTATCTACTACAAAATGTTTAGTTACGTTGCCGTCAGCAACTATAAACAAATGATCGTTAACAGGATCATGACCCAGTAAACATCCATAAGCACTTCCGCCATAACTAGTGCTATTAGAGTCACGTAAATCAATCCACACTTGCGCGTCGTTTGACTCAAATGCTGCAACTACATTAGTTCCATTGTTCTGATAAACATGAAGCTTTCTAGATGGATCATTAGTTCCTATTCCGACCCATTGATTTTCATCTATACGAACAGCTTCGCCATCATTACTATAAAGAGCTAGCTGGCCAATTGTACCACCCCAACCACTAACACCTCCAACTTGAACGACGTCACTTGTGCTAACATTCATTACTCCATTAAAGCCACCATCACTACCAGCCATCTGAATCTTTTTGTTGTTGCGCATTAATATAGATTCTAATGCGTAGAGCGTATCATTTGCTTGGATATAATTTCCTGAGGTCAATATTAAATAACTATCCTGAGCCGCAACATTTAAATTACCGCCACTATCAATAAAAATTCTACCATATTTTGCATCACTAGTTCCCGTATCATATCCGTAAATTCTAAATTCGGAATTAGTTTGAGTAGTAGTACTATCATTAATTTGTAAATTAACACCTGGGTTATCTGTTCCGATACCAACTTTGCCGTCAGCATCAATTCTTACATGTTCACCATTAGTAGCATTACTAAATGAAATTTCACGACCTGATTGAGCTTGGAAATCAAATACGCCTGAACTATTTCTCATCAATCCAACATCAGTAGATGTTGTACCAATCATAAATCCTGACGGAGTAAATACTTCTTTATTTAACGTCCATCTGGCATTCGAATGTTGGTATTTTAGTTCAGGTGCAGGTGACGGACCTTCAATAATAATACCTGCGCCATCAGAGGTTGAAGAACTAGTTGATCCCTTTGATAATGTAATAGTCTTATCTGTAATATCCAAATCAGTAGTGCTAACTGAATTGATATCACCTGTAATATTTAAATCGCCGGAAACTGCGAGATCTCCAGACACATCTAAATCGCCAGTTAAATCTACTGTGCCAGATTGTCCGTGTATTGTTAATGGAATTTTTTGAGTTCCACCGTTATTAATTCTAAATTTTATGTCTTTATCTTCAACATTATTAGCAATATAAAAGTGGCTACCAGTGTCCTTTTCTAAGAACGTATCTAATGCTCCGTTTAGATTTAATACGGTATTTTGTCCACTTGGAGGTGAAATTGTAACCGGACCAGTCATGGATCCACTGCCTAGAGTAAAGCCTCCGGAAGAATTAATACGAGTTGTGTTATTTGTTTTTAGATCTGCAGATGCGTCAATGGAACCTGAGACTTCAAGTTCGTTTAACGTAATTCTGACTTTATTCGATGAAGAACCTTCAGGTCGAAATCTGATTTCTCCACCTGATTCTATTCGAGTATCGTTTCCGTCCCCGGTTATTTTTAAATCTGCGCCTTCTACGGCAAGGCCGTTTTTGACCTTAAAGTTATGATCTGTTGCCATGTGTACTCCGTTTCACTGTCCACGGTTAAATTATAATACTATTTATACATATTAAACTGTCAAACTATGACATACAACTTTAAATTCCATGCTATCTGTAGAAGAAGGAGTTGCTAATAGTCTAAAGTTTCCAGAATTTACGTCCGCGTCAAACTGAGCTTCAATGGCTGATCCGGTAAATACTGTTCCAAACTCCGTAATATTTGCAGTTGTTCCATCATGTAAAGCCAATAACTCAGTTGTGTGATATGTATTATCAGTTGAATTAGTAACTTGAACTGTAAACCTGGCGCTTCTAAAGTCAGCAATTGGGAAAGTGTGTATAGCAATTTCAGTAGTAGCCGAAGACGATGTTTCTGTTGTATCAATTCCGTATTCTTCTACTTGGAATCTAGCTTTAGGTGATGCATTAAATATTCCAACTTCACCGGCCTGTAATACCGTCAATGCTTCTACCTGAGTAACATTACCGCCATTATCAGACATGATCGCAAGTGCATTTTCATTTCCTGATCTAGAGCCCATATACTTTAGCGAAAATCCATATGCTCCAGCATCTGTTGTACCATCATGTTTATTATCAGTACTATCACCATCAACTCTGAGTAGTACTACATCTGAAGAGCCGCCACCTGCACCAATACGAATTGCTGTTCCACTATTCTGCTGTCCAATTCTTATAGTGTTAGTAGTAGATGGAGACGATTGATTTCCAATATCCAGTCTATAATCTGGACCAGGATTGTTAATCCCGATGAGGCCTGTTCCGGCTATGTGTAATGAATTACTACCGTTAGTCTTAACAGTGAATGCTTCATCGCAGTCCATAGTCACATTATATGAGTCTTGATACAAGTATGAAGTAGAAGTTCCAGATGTTGGCCTAGCTTTTTGAAATACAATACCAGTTTTAGAATTAGTATTTGTATCATCATTTTGCAATCTAATACCAGCCAAACCTGCAGTTGTTGTAGCAGTTACAGTTTTCTTAATATGAAGCTGTTGACCCGGAGCTGTAGTTCCTAAACCTACGTTTCCGTTATTGTCAAATACTACTTGATCAGAACTAGCTGAAGTTGAATGACGTGACGAGAAAACTAATCTATCATCAGTGCTGCTGGAACCATATACGATTCTGCTTGATGCACGATCAAACTTTAGTATAGCTGATTGGCTTGTATCAACATTTCCTATAAGTAATGCAGCTTGTGAATTTGACCACCAATCAGAGCTAGTAACAGTATTATTTCTTATTCTAGTTGCAGCTTTATTAGCTTCTCCTTGGACGTCTAATTTGTAGGGCCAGCTCTGACCGGTTGTTTGAATACCAATTCCTAAAGAGCCCAATAAGTAGTTATTAACATTAGTGCTAATGTACATACCATAAGCACTATTTGCATTAGCAGGAATTCCGCCAGCGTATGTTCCATGAAATAGATATGTGGATCCCATATCCAGATAATTATTAGCTGTATCATCATTGTCATAATATGCTCTTACAACATATATATTATCCATTACTCCGGCCTGGCCTATATCATCAATTTCAACTTCAGCAAATAAGCCAGTAACATCATTCATTCCACCGCCATCAGCTGAAGCTACGACTGCGGCACGTGCGTAAGCACCTATTATATTTTGATCTCTAGTTGTATTTGTAGAGCTATGCTGAAACTGTGCATTAAAATATCCGCCATATGAGTTTAGTACTTTACCAGTGCCTGAAGTATCGTTTACGGCCTGGCCGTAAACACCATATAAACTAGTCACCTGGCCAGCAGTCGTATTAGATTCGGCTTGAACTAAAGAACCGTAAACTATATCGCTATCGCCACTAAAATCTATATCAATATGCATTCCATAAAGTCTATGCTCGTCTGCTGTGGTGCCTCCGGTTGCAGTAGAATCTACATCAATGAATAAAGCTTTATGAAGTGTATCATCAGAAACAATCGTTTGGCTACCGGTAACATTATAATCAATAACCATAGCATTGTAATCATCAGTGGCGTCATTATCTTGACTAGTAAATACTTCAAACGCAGGTTGCGTATTGCCTTGGCCGACAATTCTTGTAGCACCATTTACATAAAGCTTTTCAGGCTGTACTGTATTAGTGCCAATAAGAACATTACCGGTATCTGCAGCAATTACCAACCTAGCGACATCGTCAGTTTCAAGTGTTAAATTTTCAGTAGAAATGGTTCCTATTTTTAAGCCAGCAGTCGTATCATATCTAAATAACGCCCCTGAGTCATTTTGTGATAGTCTAATTGCTGAGCCGTTACTTACATTATCAATGTGTAAAGTAGTTCTAGATCCGCTTACAGATGGATCAGCAATTCCCATGCCTACATGCTGGCTTTTCCAGACCATTGTTTCAACAGAAGGACTTCCCATAACACTTAGATACGGCGATCCACCAGATAAAGACTTCAACTTAAAGCCCATTCCATCCCAGGCAGTATTATTAGTAGCTCCTACTTTTAAGACATACGTATTCTGATTTGATGCATAGCTGGCCGGAGTTGCGAATATAGTACCATTAACTTCCAGCTCTTCTCTTGGAGAAGACGTTCCAATACCGACTTTTTCTGAACTATCTAATGTAATTCCTCTTTCGCCTACAACTCCTCCGCCGCCATTTTGAAGTTGTAGTTTATTAGTAGCATTATCTAATATTAGTTGAGCATAATTATCATCATCTGTATCACCTAAAGCTAATTGAGCATAGTTTGTATTTGGTGATACAACAGTTATAGCAGTATTGTTGTCCCCTTCAACGTGCAATTTCCTTCCTGGATCACCTGTGCCGATACCTACGTTTCCATCATCATCTATTGCGAATCTAGTATATTTTGTACCGCCTTCACTTGCTCCTTCTTGTAAAAGAAATCTACCGCTTGAATCAATAGACTGTTGCCAAATTTGACCTGTGCCAGTTCTTGAAAGTCTAAATGTTGGTGCAGACGCATCTGATACATGAAGCTTAGCATTTGCTGTTAAAGTACCGATAGCAACCTTGCCGTCGTTAGTAATAACCATTTGCCTAGTTGGATAGTCAGTAGTATCAGACTTAGTATAGAAGGCTAGGCCTGTTGATGAACCAAAAGTGCTGGCCGCATACATTGTAATTGCCGCTCTAGGCTCAGCTGAGGTCCCTGCTCCACCTGATGAATCGTCACTATCAAATTCAATTGACGCCATAGTATCACCTACGGTCCATGAAATATTTCTAGTATCTGTAATTCTTAGTTTAGGCGCACTATCAGAAATTTCTAAAGTAGTAGCTGGAATAATTCCTCCAACTCCAAATCTGCCATGGTGCGTAAATCTACCAACTTCTGCATTATCAACATTAAATCTAATAGAACTGTCCGCGCCCTCTTGACCAGCATCTGCAGACAATACTAAGTTATCATGTCCAGTAATACCAATATAATTGTTTCTAGCATTGTCTAGTGAATCGATTCGTATTTTAGTTTCACCACCGGTTATATTAGATACGTGCAGTCTTTCAGTTGGGTTATTCGTTCCGATACCAAGCTGTCCTTGTTCTTCAAGTCTCATCAGCTCAGTTGTATCGTTTACTCTCCAGATGTAATCAGAATCTCCAGCTGTATATTCTACATTAAAAACAAAATGTCCACTGTTATTAAAAGGAGTAATAGACCCACCACCAAAAGCGTTTCCTTGCTTAAACATATTAGCATTTGTGCTACTGTAGTCTACTTTAATAGATCCGTTGACTTCTAATTTTTCATCTGGGTCTGTTATGTTTATTCCGACATTACCATTTGTTTCAAGTATTGTCATACGTTTTTCTGAATCAAATGGATCTGTTAAAGTTGCACCGTTATTACTCGTTCTAAAATGTAAAGCGTTATTAGCTCCGTCATATGTTATACCAGCCCCTCTGGATTCACTTGTATCATTTTCACCAAACCAAATTGCTGCAGCATCTTCTACGTTATTTAAATTGTCATCGGCAATTCTTAAAACTGGGCTATCGCCACGAATATCAAGATTATATTCTGGATTATTATTTCCTATGCTCATTTTACCTGCGGAATCAATTACAACTTTAGCTGTTGAAGTTCCATCAGAGAAAACCTGCATTTTTCCTGAACTTCCAGGATATAAATTAATATCAGTAATAATGGCCGTTCCTTGTTGGCCAATATTAATAGGACCATTACCGGTCGTACCACCGTGTTCAATTATATTTCTAATATAATCTCCTGTGGTATTACTTGCAATTTTTAAACCTCTAGGAATTAGAATAGCAACAGTACTAGAAGTGTCTTGAGCTAATGCAATAGAAGTAGCTTGTTTTACATTAATACTTCCGTTCACATCAAGCTTAGCGATTGGCGCAGTAGTTCCAATACCAACACTACCGCCAGCAATCATAGACATTACATTAGCAGAACCTTCTGAATCGTTACCCTTTATTCTTAGAATATTATCATTGCCCAAATGCACAAGCGACCTAGAACTTCCAGCGACATTTGTTCCCATAAATGCTGCGTTATTTGTAACTCGAACATTACCTGCAACATCTAATTTTTGGCCTGGTGCTGATACCCCAATACCAACATCACCACTATCTTCAAAAGTAACAGAAGCAGTATTAGAACCAGAATTATAAAAGTGTAAATCGCCAGTAACACTAACGCCCATCTGCCAACTTTCGGCGCCAGCATTTTCTTCTATATGAAGTCCCTTATGCGCAGAATCAGATCTTATCATAAGTGGGAAAGAAGCAGTTGTGTCCTTTCCGCCGATTACTACATTTTTATTAAAGTTCCATTCATCTTGGGCTGATGTATATGTAATTGTAGCATTTGCACCATCAACCGTAATTCCAGCACCATTTGCGGCAGCTGCATTAGCGGCTCCATCAGCGATTGTAATATTTAAATCATCAACGGTAAGCGTGGCAGTGTTTAATGTTGTCACAGAACCATTAACTGTTAAATTACCACCAACAGTTAAATTATTAGTTGTTACATTTCTATTATTGTCAGAAAGCTCAGATCCTCCAATATTTAATGCTCCATTAGCGATAGAAAAGTTACCATTACTAACTATTGTTGCACTATTAGTAGCAGTTGCATTTGGAGTGACTTTAAATATAATATCATCGTTAGAGTTTCTAAATTCAGCAGAATGATCTTGATATGCATCAAACACTAAAACATTATCTCTATAAAGCAATCTAGTAGCATTACCACCAGCTCTATACCAATACGATGATCCAGTATTCGCGTCACCATTTGATAAGAAGTATATCTTCTCACTATTACCCATTACAATGCTATCGCCGAATAATGCCTGGCCATTTTGGGTAAACGACAATGCATCGACTGGCGATCCGGAATTTTCAGATCTAATAATTAATCTATTTTCATTACCATCACCAGAACCTTTATAGAAAAATCTCCATCCATATCCAGTTCCGTCACCGGCATTTCCTAGATAAATTGCTGCATCAGTGCTACCTAAACCGGATCCGCCAATATATAACATATCACTAGCTTGCTTAGCGCTTGTGCCGGTTAAAATAGAAACATCACCTGCAAATACTGAGTTTTGAGATGTGTCGATTGACATCGCGGTGGTGTTATTTGTGAATAGATTAAATTCCCTAGCAGTAACAGTACCAATATTTAAATCATCCATTACTGGTAAAGCTGTACTTATTTTAGCAATAGTATTATCGGAGCTGTCTTTAAATAATATATTATGATCATCGTCGTCAGTTGTGTCTTTTAATATAAGAGTTGGGTTGGCATGTGCTATAGTAAACTCTTGAGCATTGATAGTAGTATTGCCATTTACTAATTGTTGAAAAGCGTTATTAGCACTAGACGATCCAATAAAAAATGTTCCACTACCATTTTTCCATATCCTAGTTGAAACGGCATTACTGCTTGTTAGAGCGATTGCGTTATTGGCAGTATCGCCATTTTGCATTACTTCTAAAACACCAGTCGAAACTACTCCTGTTCCCCCGTCGATTCTAACAGTTCCATCAATATGCAGTGAACGGTCGGGAGAAGCTTTATTAATACCAACACGGCTATTAGCCATATCAACATGAAGTGTATCATCGCCTTGAACAGACTTATTAGAAGCATTACCTACAAATATCTTACCTTCATCAAGATTAGGAGTAGCGTTTGTTCTTCCAGCTCCTGAAACTTTTACTGAACCAGCACTTGCATCTGATCGAGTGACCTTTGCTATTTTTTGTAACGCAGAGCTAGAACCTGTAGGAGCGCTATCTGTGAGTGTGCCGGCTAATACATTAACGTATAGTTCATCACCTTCTGAATATGATGATGTGTCTATTCCTTGTAAAGTACCAAATGTGACAATTTGTACCGCAGCATTTAAACTTACTGTACTTGCAGCTAATCCAAACGCCGGCATTTTAGCAGCGTCATTTGCATCTGCCTTTGATACTACTGTTGTATTACCTGATATACCAGATATATAAACTACATCACCCTTTGTTAAAGCTTCACCAGCTTGTGCCTTAAATTTAATAGCTCCAATAACATCGCCTTCAAAATTATATCCATCATTCAATATAAGGCCGTCGTCAGTCATTTGAGCAACTTCAGAACCCGCAACATCAAATCTAATTATATCTTCGTCATTGCTTTCTTCTACTTGAATAAGAGTGTCGTTATCACTATCGGATAGACTAACTGAAGATCCACCACCAGAATCATTTGCCCAAGTTAAGGTACCACTTCCATTTGTTTTTAATATCTGATCAGCTTGTCCATCTGCATTTGGAAAAGTAAATGCATTATTAAATGTAATATTACCATCTTTATTAATATCAAATTGTACTGATCCTGACCCCTTTCTAATAGTAAAATCATTTTCACCAGCACCATCAAATTCTCTGATTATATCGAAAGAATGATTTCCATCACTGTCACTATCCTGATATCCAATAATTTGTGTATTTGCGTCACTAACGTATAATTTAATTTCTTGGTTGGAGCCACGCCCAACGACTAAATCGCCGTATGCCGCACCAGAATGAAAAATTGCATTACCAACAACATGAAGCTTTTCAGTAGGTGCAATTATCCCAATACCGACTGCTCCATTACTATTGACATAAACTGTTTCTGATGAGCTAGACCCGCCGCCTCTTAATTCTAGTTTACTAGAACTAGAATTTTCTCCAATAAAAGTATTATTACCACCAAAATATACATGTCTGTTATCGCCTGATAAGAAAGTATTTCCTGCTACTGTAAGTTTATGGCTAGATGTGATTTGACCAATGGCTATGTTTCCGTCCCGTAGAATTGTCATTCTCACAGCACTATTGGTCGGTCCGCCACTTTGATTAGCGGCTAATCCACCAGTAGCAAATTGTATTGTGCCTCCATCGCTTGAGGCTCCTTTTGCGTCTAGTAAAAAACCGTTTTGTAATGAGTTAGTTGCTTGTGAGGCGGCATTACCTTCTAAATACATAGCGCCTGTAACAAAACCAGAATCCTGTCTTAATTCAATTTTTGGATTATCGCCTTCAACATTATTATCTGCATCTGCTTCAACGATAAGTAAAGCATCGCCGACATCACCTACAGATTTGACATGAAGATTACCGGCCGGAGATGTTGTTCCAATACCGACACGACTTGTATTACTATTAAGATGTAAAATAGTATTATCGTGTGCAGTAATTATCGTGTTATCAGATTTTTTGAAATAAAGAGCACCGTCATAGGTGTTCATGGCGAGTTCGCCATCATTCAAATTGGTGTGAGTTGGTATAGCGTTTTCTGTATTAGAACGCCTTAGTCTAATGTCTGTCTTTCTGGCCAATTTAGGCTTCTCCTATGTCAATCTCTATATAGAGCTGTATAAAATTCTAATGGTTTATATAAACCTTTATTCTATTTATACTAGAAGAAACCTTGAATTAATATTCTCCGCCGTCAATTATATTTGATGAAATAGGTTCACCTTGATTGTTAAATTGTATAATGTTACCTTCGGTTCCAGTTAGGAATGAGACTGCAGTTCCAGCATTGTTAGAAATAAACACCGCTTTGCCGGTGAAAGAACTTAATCCAGTACCACCATGAGTAACAGCGAGGTCATTTGTAAGAGTGAGGGTTGTAGAATTTAAAGTACCACTTACGTCAGCATTACCATTAACATCTAGGAAAGCATTTACTTCAACTTCATTGGTTGACGCGTCTAGAACTAGTTTTCCAGATGCAGTAGTAATTGTCTGATTGTCGCCTAATCCAACTTGTACATTACCAAAGTCAGCACCAGTACCATAAACATTTCCAAATTCAGCGTCACCCCAAGGCGATGAGAAATCATCGGACGTAACTGTTTCGTCTTTAGTAAATACAAATCTTTCTGTTTGAATGTCAAAACCAAAGAAACCAGTTTTAACGGCTGTTCCATTACCCCACTTAAATCTAGCACCACGATCAAATCCGTCTGAAGTGACTGATGTAGTATCGTCTGCAAGAGCAATAACAGGATCAGATAGCGCAATAATAGTAGATTCGACAGTAGTAGTTGTACCTTCAACTGTTAAGTTGCCACCAACAACAAGATTGTTGCCAATTTCTACGTTGTTAGGTAGTCCGACTGTAATTGTATCGCCTGTAACAGATGTTTCAATTTCGTTAGTTGTACCAGCAATAGTAAGCGTATCAGTTAATAGAGCAACTCCATCATCTGTCCCGCTATCCGCGGCGATATTAAGAGTTGTAGCAATATTAATATTGGCAGCTTGTGTTAACCTACCTTGAACGTCGACTGTAAACTGTGCAATCTGAGTTGCTGAACCGTACTGACCCGCACTAACAGTAGTATCGTCTAAATCAATATTAACATCGTTTGCACTTACTGTTGTAGTAATTCCGGTATCGCCAGAAAATGTCAACGTTTCAGTATTAAGATCAATTGCTCCTGTGCCAGAATCACCAGAAAATGCTAAGTCTGGAAGATGAACATCAGTAATAGATGTGATTTGACCTTGAGCATTTACGACAGGTACTGGAATTTTAGAAGCCGAACCATATGTTCCTGCAGATACTCCAGTGTTTGTAATAGAAACTGTTGATGAGTTACCAGCATCGTCGTTAGTAACAGTAATTCCTGTCCCTGCAGTTACTGCTCCTCCAACTGTATCATAAATAAATTCTTCTAAACTTACACTTGTCCCACCAATAAACGTATTATGCAATACGGTTTTACCATTATTATTTGGATTAATTACTATATTACCATCAGTGTTGGTAGAAGTAATAGAATTTCCATCTAATTTTAAATTGTCTACATTAAATTGATCAACCTTTCCAGTTGGTCCAACAATCACTGCACTATTATTAGTTAGTACTCCGTGCTCATGAGCTAATAAGCTAGTAAAATACTTACCGCCAATAATATCAACTGTTGATGCAACTGCAGGATTTCCGCTTTCAGCTCCTGTTCCGATATATAATCTGTCACCATTATTTGCCTGTGTTCCAGCTACGTAGGAGTACGCTAACTCACCAGTTTTTAGATTACTAGGAGCGGTAGTGGTTGACCCCGTAGTTAAGATTTTTATTCTTGTCAAATTAGCCACTAGTACGTGCCTCCTATTATATTCAGATTCTCATTTTCAATCTGAGTTGTAATTTTATATGTGCCTGATGCAGCATCGTAAATCATCATAGTTCCATCTGCTTGTTGAGATGCGTCAACATCGGCCAAATCTCCAAGCCTTAATTCACCAGCTTGGATTTTCATTGAAGTAGCTACAATTTCATTCTGTGTCTGTGCCTTACCTATTAACTTTCCGGTCTGCCTTATCTTAGCCTTTATAGTCATTCTATTACCTTAGTAACTCCTGGTTTAACTTCTAACTGCCCTTCTACTATACGAGTAACTTCATCAACACTATTAATAGTTCTTGATATTTCTACATCGTAGACATATCTTCCAGCTTTCATCGCGTTCGTAGTAGCAGCGCTTAATTCTATTTTTACTACTCCACCTATATTGTTGTAAACAGATGCAGCAAAATTGGTAAATGTATTAGAGCTATAAGTTTTTCTTATCTGCCCTGCAACTTGATAACCAGTAAGGTTTAATGGATCTCCAGCCGAGTCTGTTACGTCAATCTCGACTGAAAATGTTGAACCTTGATCTACTGTTAAGTTAGAATATATCGCCATTCCTCAATTCCTTTAACTATTTATATCTTTTAAGCTTTCAATCTCAGCTCTAAGTAATTTATTTTCTTCTTTTAATTCTTTAATTGCTTCGATGAACAATGCCGATAATTGTGTATAATCAACATGCTTATTAATTTCTTCACCATCTACTGTCTCAACTTCTTTTACTGCAGATGGTAATACCTCTTCTACATTTTGTGCAATAACACCAGCAGATTCTTTTCCGTCTCTCTTCCAAGTAAATGTTACGCCATCTAATTGTGATACTTTATCTAATGCACCTTCAACTCTTTCAATATTTTCTTTGAGTTTAACATCAGAGGCAGTTGATGATGAGAAAGCTGTAATATCATCATGTACATGTAACGCTCCAGCATGAGTAAATATAAATTTCGCATCTAGGTTACCAGTGTTTTCAGCAAATATCTCTAACTTATTACTTCCAGTACCCTCATTACTTTTAATACCCATAGCTGGGCCCATTGAATGCGGGAAATACATGACACTATTTACGGTCCCGCTAGGGTTATAAAATCTTACATTTTCTACGCCATGAGAGTATAACTTAACTTCTCCAGCTGGATCAAAGTATATGTATTCTTTACTCTTATTACCTACGTAAGCATTATCGTTATCGTATTTTGTTCTCCAATCATTATTTCTATTGATTGTCATTGAATCAGAAGAAGAAGTTGCTGTAGTTGTAAATCCATGACCAGTTTCAATAGTAAATGTATCTGTTTTACTATCTGCAGAAAGTACTGCAACATTTATTCCAGTCTGAGTACTAGAATCATATGTATTCGCCATGAGATTACTAAATGCATTTTGGTTAACTTCAGCACTTGGTGCAATAGCATCAAGTTTATCATGATGCGCAACTGTCATTACACCAGCTCTTGAACCCGTGGCTTCTAATATATCAGTATTATTACCAGTACTCGATGCAACAGTGACTTTAGTAGTGGTAGTAGTATTAGATAAATCTGTGCCTGGAGTACTAATCGTCAATTGATCATCAGCGGTCTTTTCAACAGTAGTAATACCGTCTTGAGCGAAGTGTAAAGTATCTTCTGAAGTAATAATACCAGTCTCAGTACCATTACCTTCCTTAAATCTCCAATGCGCATAGTTATCAAAGTCAAGATCAGATTCATTAACAGAGATTTCAAACGCATAATCATTATTAGCATTATCTGTTAGTGTAATACCAGATCCAGCTTCTATAACAATATCGTGGGTAGCGGCGTTAGACATTGTGTGAACCAATTTAATATCGGTTGTATTATCAGTGATAGCTGTTACATCACTTAAGAATGTATCGGTTGTAGAGAAACCTCCATAGTTTCCAAGGTCATTGTTAAAGACTGACAGTCCAATTTCCTTAGTCAGCTTTCTACGTTCGGCTCCATTATCAAGCAATATAAGTTCGTCTTGATCTCTATTAACCGTTGCAGTCATATCAGTAAGGTCTGATAAGTCTAAAGAGATACTTATATTACCGCTAGTTGTAATCGGTGTATTACTTACATCTAATCCTGTACCGGGAGTTATTCCCACACTTGTCACAGTACCGTCATTATCCGTCCAACCATTATCATTGTCAAAGTCACTTAGTGTAATTGTACTAATTTTCTTTTTCTTCTGTACACCACTATCAAGAATTGGTAAATAATCTGTTGTTCCAACAACTGCAGTGGAATCGCCCATGTCGCTAAGTTCGTTTAGATCGACATCAACATGATCAGCTCGAACATCAATAAGAGCACCAGCACCAACGTGAATAGTTTGTACGTGATTACCAGATGTAGTATTTTTACTACCTGTTAAACCGTTACCTGCTGTAATATTAACTTGTGTAATATCACCTTCATTATCCGTCCAACCTTGGTCATTAACAAACTGACCTAGCTTAATTTCTCCAATGCGCTTTCTTTTTTCTACACTATTGTCAAGTAAGATAAGTTCATCAACCGCACCATCAACATCAGGTGTCATATCAGTAAGTTCAGATAAGTCTAGTGAAACTGTAAATGTTGAGGGACCGGCCTGATCAGCTGAAAACGTTGCACTACCATCAAGTCCAGCTAAAGTGGACATGGTCAATAGACCATTATTACGTGCTGTTTCTGTAGGTAAAGTAAACTGAGTAGTATTAATCGCAGTAACGTGACCTGTAGGATTTGTGGTTACACCAGTAACAGCAGTAAAATTACCTCCAAAAGCAAGTAAAGCTGAACCTAAAGCTGGATCAGTACGAGTAGTAAGTTTATGGGCAAATGTTAAATCATAAGGATCGGTATCTGAACCATGAGATGTGTCAGTCCAATTAATTTGAATATAATCATCACCACTTCTAACTGCAGAAGTAGTACCTTCTTGGAATTTTATTTCTTTACTATCAGCGATTGGTCTTTGTGTACCATCACCATCGTGAATAGTAAACCCACTCATACTTTCTGATGGAAGCGGAATTACATATGCAGTACCGCCATCACCATAAGTGTGATACCATCTATCGCTTGCTTCACTCCAGTAAATTTGTGCGTTCGTTGATGATCCTCTATTAACGATTATACCAGCATCTTCAGTAGGAGTAGAAGCAGCATTTGAGTTAAGCTCAATCTTATTATCATGAGTAGTAACAGTCTCAGTATTCATGATCGTCTGAGTGCCTAGAACTGTCAGATTACCTCTGATTTTAAGATCTAGATCGTTACCGGTATCTCCAATATAAACAATACCTTGATCTGGATTTAATGCTTCAAGCTTTGCTCTCAAGTTAGTATCATTTACATCATCGTTTGTGTCAGTGGCCGCAATAGTAATTTGATTATCGCTATTTCTTGTAACAGTAGCATTAGTACCACCAACGATTTTTACGTTATGCGGGCCTGCATCACTCATAGTTAAGTATGGATTATTATTACTGTTAGCTGTGCTTTGTGTTGCATCGAATGTAGCAGATCTTTGAGATGATATATATCCTGGATTTACAAAGTTAACTTTGATTGTATGCGGATCGGATACAGTACCAGAACCACCTCTCTCCGTTGTTGTATTAGTACCATTGATAAATTTTACATATCCAGTACTATCTTCTGTAGCAGAACTTACTTTACCATATTGTGTTGTAGAATCACCGTTATCTTGAATTCTCCATTCGTCATATTTATCATATCTGCCATCAAGATCTCTTGTTCCAACACTTCTAACGTGACCATACGAATCAATATAAAAATCTTCAATTACGATACCGTTATTGGCACCACCTACGAATGTTCCGCCTGATGTGAAGGTGTTGTGATTAAATGTTACACGGCCATTATTAGCAGATGGATTTGTAACAACTGCAGTTGTGTGATTACCATTTACAAAATCTACTTGATCATTTAATATGTTATTAACTATTGGTGATGAACTACCATTTTCGTGTAGATCCCAACCATAAATACCTAAATCGCCCGGTATTAAGGTTCTTGTAGCTACTGTACCATTAGCATCAACGACATGTCCTAATGTATCAGTTGTAACATTAATATCTAAATCGGAAATTACAGTTGCACCGCTAAGTAGTCCGGTATCGATACTGAAATCATCACCGTTATATGTTGGGTGATTATAAACATATTCATTATTGATAGTAAGTGTATCACCTACAACAGCTGTATTAATATTTGTACCACCTGCAATTGTTAATGTATCAGCAGTACTATCTGCTTCTGCAGTTCCGCTATCTGAAGCAACATACTTAAATATTCTTAATGGTGCTACAGCAACAGAACCTCTGTCTGTGTTATTTACAGTAAATGTCAAATCATAAGGATCTGTATTTGAACCATTAGATGTATCAGTCCAATTAATATCAATCGTAGCACCAGTGCCAGAACCTTCTACAAATTTCCATTCATTTGCCTGATTAATCGTAACTTCAGTACCATCTCCATCTTCAACTTGGAAAGATCTAATATATCTGTTATCTAAATTGACAGTTCCAATTGATCTAGCTGTTACGTGACCGTATGTATCGAATGTTAATGAAATATCTTGTAATACGTTACCGCCTGAATTATCTGAAGATAGACTAGATACGCTTGATGTATTAGCATGATTAAACTGTAAAGTAGAAGTTCCAGAAGTGTGTGAACTTACTAAATCAATTGCATTACCACCAATAAATTTGACAGTATCTCCACTTGCAACATCGTCAATTTTAGTTGTATTATTAAATAATGCCCATGTAGGATCTGAAGCTTCGTATCTTGTATCAAAATCATCAGTTGTTATGGCTGTAACGTGACCTTGAGAATTTACAGTAATCGATTTAATATATTCGCCGTCTTGAACGTCTGGACCATATGTTCCAGCAGTACCAAAGTCATCATGATCAATACTAATAATATCATTATTTGAATCAGATGTTAATGTGATAGCATCAAGAGCTCTTAACTTAAGAATATCAGCATTTGAATCAGCTACAACATCAGCATTTGTTGAATCTGGCACATCGGCAAGAGAGATAGTTTTAAACATTCTTAATGCTGAAGCAGCAACAGAACCTCTATCAGTATTTGTAATAGTAATAACATTATCGCCATCACCTACTGTAGAAATACCAGTACCTTGTGTAAGATTCAATGCATCATTATTATTATCAGCTGTTGCAGTTGTACCTGATGAAGGAACTACACTAGAGAATATATTAAGAGCAGCTGCCGCAACAGAACCTCTATCAGTATTAACATACTGAGTAACGATTGTAGCCCCTGTTTTTGTAACAGTCTCACTTAGACCAACACCTGCGTTAAATGTTAAGTTATCAGATGGACCAAAATCAACACCTTCGACCTGAGGAGTTGCAAGCGTCGCTGTTGATAGAATTAATGAACCATCAGCTTCCCATCGATCAGTAGCATAGTTATATACAATACTATGAGCACCAGTTACGTTTGAAGCTACACCGCTTGGACTTGTAATTGGACCAACTTCTAAACCAAATCCGCCAGTAGTTGGCTCGGATGATAAATTGTTACCTGCAAGAACTAATGTATCTTCAACAGTTAAAGTCTCAGTGTTTAGAATTGTTTGTGTACCTTCAACCTGTAAGTTTCCACCAACATATAGATTCTTACCAATCGATACGCCACCAGCTACAATCAATGCTCCGTCTGTTGCGCTACTTACTGATGATTGAGTAGTATTTGTTATTGTAGTAGTCCCGGCGATAGTAGTATTTCCATCAACGCCTAATGTACCACCAATTGTTGTATTACCACTTGATGAAGTAACATTAAATTTTGGAGAAGGACTGTTAGATCCAATTCTAAAGTTTCCATCAATTCCAACTGAGCCATCAACTTCTAATGTGCCATCAATTTGAGTATTACCAGAAGTTGCTGTTACATTAAACTTATTATTACCAACTCTTAAGTTGCCATCAACACCTAGTGTTGAATCTAATTCAGTAGCTCCAGTAACATTTAATGTTGAAGATAAAGTTGTAGCTCCAGTAACACCTAATGTACCACCAACGCTTGCATTACCAGAAGCTGAAAGACTAGATACCGAAGTATGTTGACTTACACCAAGTGTTCCGTACACTGTAGTATTACCGTTGGAAGCAGTCACAGTAAACTTACTTGCACCTTCAGCGCCAACTCTAAAGTTACCATCAATTCCAGTAGAGCCATCAACTTCAAGAGTTCCATCAATTTGTGTATTACCATTAGATGCTGTTACATTAAACTTATTAGATCCTACTCTTAAATTACCATCAACGCCTAATGATGAAACTAATTCAGCAGCTCCAGTAACATTTAATGTTGAAGATAAAGTTGTAGCTCCTGTTACTCCAAGCGTTCCGCCGAGAGTAGTATTTCCTGTTACTCCAAGTGTACCACCGACTGAAGTATTACCATTAGAAGCAGCTACAGTAAAGCGGCTACTGCCTGATACTCCAACTCTAAAGTTACCATCAACTCCAGCAGTACCATCTACTTCTAAATTATTGTCTACTGTTAAGTTATTAGCAAAAGTTGCATTTTGACCTGATGCTGTTAAGAATAAAGCACCTAAATGTCCAGCTTTTAATTGAAAATCTGTTCCGCTCTTTGTAAATCTAGCATATTCAACACCGTCTTTTTTCAACACAGTGTGATTTGTTCCATTGTCGAATACAATGTTGCCCGATGAATTTATCAGGAACGAACCTGATGTAACAGTAAAAGGATCACTGCTTGCGCTAATTTCTCTTGTTGATGCATCGAAGATAGCTTCAATTTCATTAAGAGCTCCGACAATTGTGCCAGCCTCTAAAGTTAATGCATCAACATTTCCGATATCGCCTTGAATTTCTGTGATACCAGTTACAGCTGTTGTAGCAGAATATCCAGTAGCATTATTAATATCATTAACATCACCAAGTTCTGCTCTTAGTTCGTTAATAGCAGATTTAAAATTATTAGCTGAGAGACCAGTGAACGAAGCACCAGAAGTATATAACTCAGTGTGTAATTCATTAATTGCATCTACAATAGAAGTCTTATCTGAAGTCAATAAACTCGATCTAGTTCTTTTAGTTCCGCCTTCGGCATTAAACAAATCTTGTTCTAATTCGTTGATTGCTCCAACCAAATGAGTAGCGGTTGTGTTTAAGCCAGTTACAGAAGCGGTCGTGTAAATGTCATTATATAAGTTTAATAAAGCAGTACTAATATCAGTACCCACACTGTTGTAATTTGTATTACCGATTTCAGCATCTAGGACGTTTACCGCGCCAGTTAGTGTTGTCGAATTAACAGTATCTACAGGACCTGAAGATCCAAATACCATATTACCAATTTCACCGTGCAACGATTGCAATGCTCCAGTAAGAGTGTCTGGTGCACCAATATTATTAATCGATGTGCTACCGATAAAGGCAGACATTGTGTTAAGCGCGGTCGTATGATTTGTTACTGTATATGTAATATCAGTAGGTAGATTATCTGTGATTGAAGATGAACCAAGTTCAGCATGTAATTTTTGTAATGCACCTGTTACAGTATCCGTTGTTCCGATATTAGCAATAGAAGTATCACCAATAAAGGAAGACATTGTATTTGTTGCAGTAGTGTGATCGGTTACATTATAGGCAAAATCAGTAGGTAAATTATCTGTAAGTACCGATGAACCGATCTCAGTATGTAATTGATTTAGCGCAGTTTTAATTGTATTATTAGTAGAAGAAATTGCGTTAATATTATCATTACCAATTTGATCTTCATGCTCTCTAATTGCTGCCGTTAAGTTTGAAGCGGATGTTCCTAAGTTAGTAGAAGTAACATCACCTACTTCAGCATGTAATTGATTTAATGCGCCAGTAATTGTATTATTAGAATCTTCAGCATCGACACTACTAATACTTTCATTACCGATCTGATCCTCATGTTCTCTAATAGCAGTACTTACAGTTGAAGCTGCTGTACCCATTGCTGATGCAGTAATTGTTCCAAGTTCTGCATCATGTTCATTAATTGCTAGAACTAAGTTATTAGCAGCAGTTGTTAAACTTTCAACACCACCAATATCATCTTGCAATTCGTTAATTGCAGCTACAACATCTAGTGAAAAAACTTTAATCTGATCAGACGATGAAGCAGGTGTTGTTAACTCGATATAAGATCCGTAAGTATTATCTATTGCAGTAAGACTTCCGTGCGAAGTAATTGTATTACTAGAACCTAAAGCTCTTATAGATGAACCAGCGCCAGATGTAATAAAGTTTCCGTTGTAAGTTTTTACTCTAATAACTCCACCAGAAACTGAGTGTAGAGTACCATACCAATCAGCATTTGCTTCAACTCCAGCTTGAGTTGATTGAGAGCTACCTTGGTAAATAGTAACGCCTCTTGTAAAATCCGTAAGTGTTGGAGATCCAGTATGTGTAATCGTTGCTCTAATATCAGCTACATGGAAACCATTAGTTACCATTGCTTGATTTAGTTCTGTTCCATTTTTATAAACTCTAACAATTCCAACTGGATTTGCTTCAATAACTATTCTTTCAATATTTGCATGTGCAATTACGTCTGGAGATCCTGTTCCAACTTTTAAGTCAGTAGAAGTGCTAAAATTTCCTGAAGAATCTCTAACTAAAATTCTATCCGTTGACGCTGAAACAATAGTAGCGGAATAACTAGCAGATCCAGAAGTACCTTGATAAATAATATTTCCTGGAATGTATGAACTATCTAGTGAAGATACGCTCTTAAGAACAATATATCCGCCGGTATTATCTACAGTGTGTGTAGGACTTACTTCAAACCGTGCTGTTTTAGCTGGACTTGAAGTATCAGCACCAGCAAATAAAGTATCACCTGCAGCTGCAGAATAAACATAAGTCTTATCAGCCATTAACGAATTAAGCTGTTCGTTATCTCCTAAGTGCAACGAAATTTCATTAGACTTTTGCCTAAGAGTTTCCAGTGTATCCGTTTTATAAATTCTAGTTTCTTTGTTAGCCATTATTTCCCACCAATTAGTTTCTGTAACATTTTCTTAATGTCAGCAACATCGCTCTTAAGATTATCTATATCAATCGATTGCTGCTCATCAAGTTTTATTTTGTTTTCTATTGCTTTAATCTGAGCTCGTCTTGCGACAAAAGCATCTGTATTAGTATTTATAATAGCTTGATTGGTGGTATCCCTCACTAAGCTAGGATTATTTTCAACTTTCTTTTTTCTAGGCATTACTTTTATTCCTCATTATGTAGCTGCGATCGCTCGTAAGTCTTTTACCGTTGGAGGCGTAGAAGAATTGTTAGATCTTAAAATTAATTTAAATGCTAGTGAACCAAAACTTCCAGTTGGATCAATATTATATTTAACCTCACTATAAACATCACCGTTATTAATAGGTATCGATGCTGCAGGATTAGCTTCTTGCCATGCCAGTGAATTAAAGTCTACATCAGATCCTGCAGGCGATGTCTTATAATACACATCTACATTAGAACCTGAAGGTCTATTAACCGAAAGATAAAGATCAATAACATCTGCCTCTTCAGCTAGGTCAATCTTCTTAGTTATATATTTACAAAGTTCTGATCCGCCATAAGCATTTGTTTCTGCTACATCTCCATTATCACCAACTCTATTTTGAACTAGAATAGCTGAAAGTCTATTAGCATCTAAAACCGGAGTTAAGTGAGTACTATTTGATGTAAGTACTGCTTTAACCTTAAATGATTTTCCAGCTCCAGTTACTAAGCTTTCGTTATTACCAGAAACAACTACTTGGGGCGCATTAAAAATGTTATTCATATTTGGCAATATTTCAATTGGATTACTATTATCCATAGTATGCGCCACTTCATTACCATTAATAGATTTTCCTGAACATGGAGTAAGATAGAATCTTATATCAGTTCCAGGTACAATAGTAGTTGCTGCTACTAATTGACATAAGTCATAATGATAATTTTCAGTTGCAGTAATTGAACTTCCTCCGCCAGAGCCAGTAGCATCTGCATTAGTACTCCCAACTGTTATATTATACGAATCATGTTTAACACCGCTTATTGTGTGTGTTCCGTTAATATCACTGGCATTAATATTATTAAAACCAGTTGCTCCTGCAATTGTAACTTTACAAGATGCTCCATGTAACCCATGATTCTTATGTCTTACTGTAATTACATTAGATCCAGAAGTTGTTGCAAGTGAATCTGATTTTAGACTTTTAACCGGTATAACGTCGTTTACTAAATATAGTTCTTTTTGAGATGAACTAAACTCTGCACGATTAAGTGTAAACTTAAGATCTTTACTTTGATCTGGAGTCCAAGTAGATGCATTCTGAGATGTAAAGAATGAACCTCCATGAGGTTGCTTATTAATTCTAGTTTCCGTATTAGCAACATCAAAGCCTCCCATTTCAGCAACCCAGGCTTCGTACTCATCACACTGTGATTGAATTACAATTGAGTATTCCTGATCTTGCATTAAATAAACCGGATGATCGAAAGTGAATCGTGTGGCGGCTGTAGCATTAACTGCATCCACGTTTACGCTGGCAGAATATTTATCAACTTCTGTTCCAGGTATAGTGACCTGAGTCGGTATGCCATTTTCATTCGCGACAATACTTACTGATACTGGAATGTCAGTATCATCTCCAGTCTTAATTGTAAACTTAGATTTGAAGAACAAGTCAACAGAAGTTACAAAGATACCGCCTGACTTTTCAATTAAAATAGATTGAGCAAGTGGATCTGACCATGTAGTCGTTGTTCTATTGAATGTTTCACTGATAACCCGCGAGTCGCTTAATCTAGAGGTTTCTAACCTTGGAACTTTAGTGTTAGTAATAGTTCTTTCAGTAGATTCAATTAAACCTTGAGCGTGGAATAAAGTTTCAGCTGAAGTATTTTCTGCTGCCTTATCATTAGTTTGTGAATCTGATAATCTAAATTCCTTTACACCAGTTTTAAATTTAGTACTAGTGTTTCTAGGTATAATAAACGTGCCACTAATTTTACCCTGATTATCTGTATTTAATACACCAGAACTTCCTCCTGGGTGTGATGTAGCTCCTGCATAATTAAGAACAGTACTAGTATCAGACCACTCTTGATACGCTTCTTCTCTACAAAATGCAGTAACATTAACATCGTTAAAGAAAGCATATACCTTGGTGTTAGGCTTCATTCTAGAAGCTTTAAAGTAAATTTTCCTTGATCTCATAAATGGAACAAAGTTAACTTCAACAATTCGGTTACTGCTCTCCCTTGTTACCGTATCAAAGGCTACATCGGTTCTTAGTCCTGATCTAGATTGATTAGAAGTTACAGTAGTTGTTGTTATAGTTTGTTGTTGATTTGGTCTTCCGAAAAGTCTTCTATTCCACCAGAAATCACCACCAGCTCTAATCCCTCTATTTTGTTGAACTTCTTCTTCTACTTGTCTACCGGTCCAGTTAGTCTGCCATTCGTTCCAAACAGTTCCTAAGATACCGTCCTCTTCAGCTCTAGCTACAAACTGTTCGTATTGACCATCATCGTCTATAACTACATCTGGCCTAACGTCAGTTTCTTTCCATTCATCTGACTCAGGAGATAATTGAACTCTACCGTCCCAAGTAAATACATTATATGGATTTACGTTAATTGCGACAGACGCATAAGGCTGAACAGTATGGGCTACTTCAGAATAATTTAGTATCCAGTTTGATCCACGTTTCTGTGCTATACTTGACCCGCTTTGAGATGGATCTGTAATTAAGTTTATATTTTTACTAGGGCATTCTGGTCTAAGCAATCCATTTTCTTTGTCAATAGATTCACTAGTTTCTTTATGAGCAGAATCTATTATAGTGTGATCTTTAAATGAATCTACTATAATACCATTTTTCAACCTTGTTAATCCATTACCATCAACCATGTGCACATCAGCGGCAGATTGTTCTAGTAACGATAACGAAGTATAGTATTCAAGGTTTTTAATTCTTTTATCAAGCTTACCAATATCTTTCATAGTATATCGTTTGTTATCTTGTATTACAGGAATAACATCGTTTAACGTAAACACGTATGGTTTAAGCTTTAGCTGATATAATGTCAATGCATCTTCTTTATCAGAAGGAGGCTGTGGATATTCTGATGGAACTCCTTTAATAACTTCAAATCCACCGTCTCTTTTCATGACGAGTTTATCTATTCTAGGTAAGTAGTAATTAATGTCTGCTGTTAATGCATGTCCTACCTTTGGTGCACCAGACAAGCTGGAACCAGTACCAGAGAAATTAGAACTTGTATTATCTTTTCTCGGTCTAAAGTCTATACAATCTCTTAAATCGACTGAACCAGCCGAGCTAGAGAAAGATTGAATATCTGCGTAATCTTGAGCAGGATATGAATCAACACAAAAATAATCACCAGCTCCATGAGTATAATATTTAAAAGTTACTATCATATTTCCAGTAGGTACAGTTCCTGTACCACCGTTTTTTACTATTTTGCCTGTGTCATAAAAATTATCTCTTTGACCGTTATCTAAAGTAAAGTCTTCAGTGATATTGGCCGATGTTGAATCTACAATAGACACAACCTCAATAACATCTGAATGGCCTAAGTCATATGATGCAGTATCCCCATTTGTAACATTAATAGTTTTAGCAAATGTAGTTTTTGTTTTTGTTTTAGGCGCTATAGTTTTTTTAATCGTTGCGATAATTTCACAAGCAATATTATTACCAATGCCTATAGCGTTTGTGTATTCTAAACCGTTTGTACCGTTACCAGTTCCTGTTACAATGCTACTACTTACGTCTGTCTTAATTGGACCATTACTCGGAGCAATAATAACATCGTCATGATCAGTAAAAAGTCCAACAGCTGTTGAAAACGATAATTCTCCAGTTGCACTTGTAGTCTGATTAAATTTTCTTTTTATAGAATACGTTGTATCTCTAGAAGGATCTGCTAAAGTTTTAATTGCTGATTGTGGTAACTTAAACACCGCAACATTATTACCGACATCAAATCGAGTTCCTTCAGAACCAGCTAAAAAGTTTGCCGAAAAGCTACCCGATCCAGTAACTTTATCTACATCTGAAAATGTTTTTGAACCATGCGTTATATTAATATCAAATAAATATAGTCTAATATGATCTGGATTTGCAAAGAATTCCATACCACGAACTCTAGCAGTACCGACCGTGGTAGTACCCGAAGTGGTATCTACTAAGTTAATAGTTTCAAATCCTTCTAAATCTGGAACTCTAGCAAAGTTAGATGCGTTAAGTTTAATATAGTTACCAAAATTAATTTGAGTGTTAGATTCATTTAGAAATCCTGTTGCATCTGCTCCACGAGGCTTATCAATCTCTACATATGTTGTTCCAACTTTCTGATTCCTATAACCTTGAACATATGCAGTAGATGGTTCAACACCAATTGCGATTTTGTCTATATCGCCACCGTCAGACTGTAGGTATTTACCAAAATTTGTAGTGTCGTTTAGATGTTCTAGTATTTCCAACTCGAATGGTTTTACTACATAATCGCCAGATTCGTCGTGTGTCCTTTGCGCCAGTCTTAATGTAAGTCCAGTATCTTCAGTTTTATCAGTCTTGTCTATAGATACTTCGCCATTATTAACAGTAAGTAGAGTGATATAATTATCCACTGTTCTAGAATTAATATCAATGGGCTGTTTAATTAATTGAGTTTTAACCTGATATCTATTAGCACCAGGAGCAGAAGTGTTAGGAACGTCTTGAGCATTATCAACAAGTGTTCCATCCTCACCTGAAGATACAATATCTTCAATAACCTGTAGGCCAATAATATAAGACGGATTGTTTGTATACTTGTCTAATATAATAGTAGTAGGAGCAACATATACAAAGCATCCGGAAATAAAATAAACGCCTTCTGATATTGATACACTAGAGCCCTTTCCAACAGCAGGATCTGATTCAGAAGTTGTAGTCCTAACTTGACCAGATTTTGATGAAGATGCATTAGAAGAAAAGTTATCTCCTGCAGCAAACACGCTAATAGTTTTACTGGCTGCGTCGGCTTTTAAATATTTAATATATAAAGTATCTGGATTTGAAGCGTCAACTGCTGATACGGCTTGTATCACACGAGCCTTAACTCCATTTGTTCCAGTAATAACAGTATTCTCAAACAAACTTAATTCAGTTGTAGATTCCAATTTAATAAAATCATATTCTACATTAAGAGATAATTCACCATTAACTACTCTAGAACCATCTTTAAAAGCATATTGGCCATGTCTATCTATTTGAGCCTGCAACATAGTTTGCATTTGAGTAAGCTCTCTAGCCTGAACTGCATAGCCAGGGCGAAATAATATTCTATGATAATTTTTAGTTTCTACAGTAGAACCATCTGACTGTGTTTTTAAATAGTCGTCGTTATATGGTCCTTCAGGAAAAACTTTTATATTGGTTGTAGTCATAAGTTCTCTCTTGTATATTTACTAATATTTATATTAGAATTCTATAATAATTTTAATGTCTTCAATTTGTGAAGAAATTCTATCAATTGGATTTCTGTTTTCTAAGAAAATAATATCTCCTGAATGTACATCAATATCCGGATTTGTTGAGAATGTATTTGCAGCAGACGTAGGAGTTCCTTGTGCACCAGATGTTGCTCCAGTCACAACGCCGTTAGTATGTGCAAAATTACCATATCCAGTCTTATTATTCTGTGTAAGATAATAAACACCTGCATCGCTATCAATTTCAGTAATAAATGCTTCTACTCTATTTGCTCCAGTACCTTGGAAAATAAGTTCATCGACTTGTAACGTTCCACTAACAGAAGCAAAGCTAATACCATGCATAGCTTTACGCGTTGCGCTAGTTGAGATATTAGTAGTTCCGTAGTTTACTGGATTTTTTATTAGTAGTATCTGCCTAAAATCGTTACCTACTGTAAGATCGTCTTCTTCACCACCAGTACCATCTAGCAGTGTATTAACTGCAACAAAGAATCCACCTAGTTCTTTTACAGGATCAGTACCATGACCATTTTCAGGAGAAAGTACTGCTCTAGCCGTAGCATCAGAACCACCGCCTCCAGAAAGTACAATGTGAGCTGAAGAATAATCTGTTCCTTTCGCTGTTACGTTAATAGCGGTAACTGAACCACCTGATATAGTAGCAGTTGCTGTAGCATTACTTCCAGCACCAGTAATAATTACACTAGGAGCAGAAGTATATCCAGTACCACCAGCAGTCACTTCAATTCTTTGAATTCCTCCAGCAGTAGTAGAGTTGACTGAAGCTTTTTGGTTTAGATATTGTGCGTAAGCACCTTCACTCAAAAACTGTTCGGCTGCAGAATCGCTAAGGTAATCCGAGGCTTGAGCAGGATCACCAGATCTAGGATCAACGGTTTTTACAGGCATATAAGATGTAGTAAGGAACTTTTCAGCATCAGCAACGGCTACCGTATACATGTATTTCCAAATATAATTATCTGATTCAGCTGTAGGGTCTGTTAGAGTTTGTGTTGGCTCTTGAGTCGATCCAGTACCTGGAGAGTATATACACTTATAAACTTTAAACTCAGAAGTAATCACGTAAAACTTTTTATCAAAAATGTCGGGATCATCTGAATCCCAGGCAACATAAGTATTACCAGTTGTCCAGGTATGCCTTGGTACAACATGCGTAACATCAGCCGCTCCTAGTAGTTTCATAGCGAAGATGTTTTCCCTAGCTTCTGTTAAGGAGTCTAAGTTATCGTATGGTGTAAATGGTTCTTGATCTGTTGTATCAGAAGTTGTATAAGACCAAGCATCACTTTTACCAATGGCTACGTATACGCTCGTGCCAGCAGATGCTATGTCCTCTTTAAAGTTTTCTGCATTCAACGTTCTGAATTTAGAGGTTACTATTGCCGTCATTTTTATTTCCTATTAATTGTTATGAATAAAAGAATTCACGTTATATTTATTTATATCACTTATAGAAGTACTTTGCAATTCTACATCACCTAATACCTCTAAAGTTTCGTTAAAGTCGTAAAGCATACTATTTTCTAATATGTTTGTTTTTTGATTATAATAATTGTTACTAACTTGTGTTCTATATCCAGCAGCCACTACCGTAACATCATAACCACCCATAGTTTTATCAGTAGCCGGTGTCGATTGAGTTATAGTCCAGTTCTGACCTGAACTAAGAACGCCCTTCTGTAATAACCCGCCATTATATAATTGTCTTCCTCTCACTGAAGGATTAGTCTGAACTGGATTATTTACCTTATTAAATAAGGGATCTACGTCGGTATGATTTAACTCTATGATTTTTTTAACTGGCTGTGCTTTTGCCCGGTTTTCGTTTTTAGCTTTAGAGCTAATATATATTAGTGGATCAAACACATAACCAAATCCTGGATTTACTATAACTGCGCTTTCAACTTTAGAAGGAACTAACTGAGCAACTGCAGTTGCATTACCAGAAATAGATATTGATGGAACTTCTTTATATCCAGATCCTTTATATAAAACTGTTATTGAATTTAATCTTCCATCTTCAATGTCACTAATAACTCTTGGGAAATCCTTTTTAACAGTAATAGAAACATCATCGATATATACTATACCATCATTACCATCACCTTGGAATCCTACGTAATCTACATTAGTAGGAGTATCAGTTACAATATTATATTCAAACTCAAAGTCTTGCCAATCAGTTGTTAAGTTTTTAGTAAACCAACCAGAGTTACCGTGTTGTGATGTTGAATACGCCATCCTAAATGTGTTTGCTCCACCTGAAGTTGCCTTCTTCGCTCTACATTTTACTTTAATTGTATTTCCTGGCAGTCTATTTGTGAACTCAGGATTAGCTAATTCTAATTGATATACTGCACCACCAATACTTCCTGAAGCACTTGTGTCTAATGTGGATGTTTGTACTTTTAATACCTTAGATCCATCTACAGTTTGAATAGACGCAGTATGATCATCGGTGCCTACTATATGCCAATAATTATTATCCCAATCTCCTATAGCAGCATTTTCAAAGTTATCGCTAAAGAATGGCTGAGCAGTATAGAATACGTCTGGATCTGAAAATGCAATATCCGGATGAATAGTATAGTTAGAACCAACTGAAGTCATTTCGACTGAATTAACCGAAGTAGGTTCTAATATATATTTTCCAGTAGCAGTTACATTAGTTTGTAATGGAAGTCCGTTATCTCCAATAGAAGTAGGATCTGTAAATATAACTTCTGGAGGAGTACTATATTTTTTAGTAGTGGATGGAACAATTGATACCGATGCAACTTTAGACAAGTTTGGATTAGCTGAAACGTTAGCAAATGCAGAGTTATAATTATCACCAGGATTTGTTATATTAGTACCTGTAACTCTACCGAGTGAATCAATCGTTGTTGTAATAACTGCCTGAGTAATCGTTTGTCCGGTTTGAGGCACACCGTTAATTATAACGCTTGGAGCTGAGGTATATCCAAAACCGCTGTCTACAATTTCTGCAGAAACTACTTTACCATAATTTGCATCAGTGCTTGTTTGTTCTACAGTTAATGCAATTTTGGCAGACTGATGAATATTAACTTCAGTAAATGGTAAGAATAGAGAAGCGAATAGATCTACAAGTAAAGGAACATCTTCTAGACCAATAACCCCAGGCTGTAAATCGGGCATTGATGAATATGTAATTCTATTTTGTCTTCCATAACCTTCGAAAGATTCTCCAGTAGGCAAGCCGTGGTTTGGTCCACCTATAAAATTAATAGGACCAGCAATTTTCTGATCATCACCTAATTCATCACGCGTTCCAAATAACTGAATAAGAATTTCAGCAAAGTATTTAAATCCAGCCGGGTGAACTAGTCTATTATAGAAAAAATCCCAAGCAGACAAGCTTTGACCAGTACGAATTAAATAAGAAAACTTTTGGTATTTTAAACTATCTTGGATTTTAATTGTGTCTGATAAAAATCCTTTTTTGTCTAAGTATACACCGCCTTTAGGTAAAGAAGGATTTACTTCCCAATTACCAGAAGATGGAATTAATGTTTCATTCCATGGATATTCTACCTCAACTTCATCATCAAATAATAGTCTAAAGAATACTTCAATAGAATCTGACGAACCTCTAATTTTATAATAATCTGTAATAGCCTTATATAGATTTCTTTTATTAACCTGTATCGAACGTGGAACAACAGCCGCAATTTCTTTTTGAATTAATTCTAAGTAAGATGCGGCTGTGCTATCAATATCCAATGACTCTTCAATCGTGTTAAGAGTGTAGGATGCACCAGGGCCAGCCCAGTATTTTACTGGGGTTGTGATAGTGGCTGTTTTAGTATTGTTAGAAAACGTAAGAGCAACTTCATCATCTAATGATACCGGTTGTGTTAGCTTTAAGCTAGTACCATTAATCTCATCAACAGTTACATTAGCAGGTATTCCAATTCCACTGACTGGTTGACCGGGAGTAATTGTAGAATCTGATGTAGCTAATACTACATCTACACTATTTGTTACTGCTCCGTTTACTAATACGACCTGATCTAAACCATGAACCGTAAGTGTCTTACCAATATCCGAAGTAGAATTAGCAAGAGATCCTGGGAGATTATTACCATTTGAAATCGCAACATTTAAATTTTGCAAGTTAAATGTTTTAATAATCCCACGGTCATCTGTTAGTGTAAGAGTCGAATTAGCACCATCGTCATCTGTAAAGAAGTGGTCATTTTCATTTCTAGGATCTACAACCCTAAAAACGGCTTTACCGTCTAATACAATATCTTGGTACGTTTCGTTTTCTTGATATATAAACTCTTGTAAGTTCATATAGTCATAATATGCTTCTAATAATAATTCAATACCACCAGATACATCTAGTATCTCAGATGGTATAAGCTCTGGAGTTCTTAAATGCTCTTTAGTCTTACTCTTCGAAGAAGCGACAGACTGGATATATCCAGGTGAAGATATATCCGAGCTAAATAAAGTATTATTAGTTTTATGAGTTCCAGCCATCTTATCTCAGCCTTGAGGTCGTTGTATAATTAATTGTTCCAGAAGAACCAGATACAGAGATGGTATCTACACTTGGTGCAATAACAACTCTGAGAGGATCAATTGCAATTAACTGATCTCTCTTAGGAGCTAAGTCAAGAGAATTAGGTACAACCGTAATTCTAATCTTAGTATCCGAATCGCTATCAGGAATAAATTTATTTAATGTTATAGATCCTTTAGATATATCAACAACACCACAATCACTTAATACAGTAATATTAGTGTTATCGACGATTTTGTATGCTATAACTTTTCTGTTAGTAGAACCAGGAATAGGGATATCGCCAAAATATAAATCTTCCCCATTAACTTTAAACCTAGTAGATGTGATAACATGTTTATCGGAAGAACCAGTATCGTAAAACGGAGATGTAAAGTTTAGTTGGAAGTTATTATCTATTTCGCTACCAGCTAAATTAGGAGTAATCTCCATAAACATATATGGTCTTACACTACTATTCTGAATAGAAGGATCTGCATTATCAATTGCTCTTAGCAGCTGAGAATGTCTAAACACTCCATCAAATTTATTTAGTTCGTTAAAGTTATAATCTGAAATAGTATCTCTTACAACAGCTTCTAATTCTACTCTAGATCTATCTGTAAGATTCGGGTTATATTTAAATGCGACATCCAATTCTAAATATGTAAAGTTAGGATCTACAATAACAGGGGTAATTGATACAACACTTTTACCCTTTAAAATAGTATTAATAATTTCAGTCTTCTCACCTTCTGATAAAGTCTCATTTACAATAGGCTTAATTGAAATATATACTGCACCATAATCCGGTGGATCATTATCCTCACCACCCCATGTTGAAATAGAATTAATATTCGTAAACTCTTTCTTAATAATAGCTCTATAGTCATCTGATGTTACAGCTCTATTCTGTGAAGTAAAAGTCAAAGGAGCATTGAATCGTATTGATTCATTTGTTTCTCTTTCAGTACCACCCTGGGCTTTAGTTAATGTGTTAACAGTGATGTTAGCAAATCCACCGATATTATCTACCTTTGTGAAGTTGTTTGCACCATTCGAATCTGGGCCATGAGTGAAAATATAGTCTAGTGTTATGATGTTATTATTAAGCGGTTGCTTACCAGTCACACCATCACCAAAGTATACTTCAAAATATTCATTTGAATTTTCTTGTAGATAGTATACACGACTTGAAGAATCAACGTTAATCAGTGATTCGAATTGTGTATAGTTGTCAAATGCTGTTGATTGCTCGTTTGCCTGTACAAGCACTTTAAGTGTAGAAGTATCAACGTCATCATCTGAAATCTGATACTTCTGATTTTCAATATCGTTGTCCACTCTATATAAAAGCTTCTTCCTTGTACCTTCAACAAGAGTTACGTTTGAGAATGTAAATGTATTAGTGGCCTGATCAATCAATGCAGACTGTTCGTTAATTACAACATAACGATAATTTCTACCGTCAACCTGTGTAGTAAACTTAGTACCACGTTCTAGTGTAAGAGAACTAGGAACATTACTCTCTCCGCTGACATCAACAATAAGATCTACAATTGCTCTTGGCGCAAGGACAGATCTTGGAATGTAGCCAAGCAACTTAGCTCGAGTTACAATGTTACCACGAATCTGTGCAGAGTCAAGGAAGGCTTCATTTAAGGCAAAGTGTGCCGCCATCGCATTGTAATGTGTATTATAAGCCAGCACATCTAAGAGTGCGGAAAGACCTGATCCTTCAAAATCGTGTGAACTAAATTGAGTCTGTGACTTGAGATAGTTCTTTAGATTTTTTTTGATTTGATCAAAATCTAGTTCTGTTACATTTAAATTAGTTGCCATATTATTTACCTTAAACGTCTGAGAACAATTTCTACTTCATCTGCAGAATCATCCTCTTTTATTCTGAATTTTACCAGAATACGATATGTATTCGTATCTGGCTCATCGACTATGTTTACAAAGATCGGTGTCACTCGACTCTCTGTTGTAGTAAGACATCGTACGATATTTTTACGTAGTGTCGCCTTTGTAATTTCATCTGCTGGTTCAAACAATAGGGCTCTCATATTGGCGCCTATACCCAGGTTAAATGGTCTCTCATAAAAGTTAGTCAATAACAAATTACGTACTGAGTACTTGATTGCCTGATCATCCCTAAGTGGAATAATATCTTTACGTATTGGATGAAGGACTAAGCTTAAATCAAGATCAGTCCATGGCTTTAGTCTTGCCGATCTTGATGCTTTTTGCAGATCACCAATAATACCAGTAGATTGCTCAACTTTCGTACCATCGCCGAGTGTTATCGTTTGGCTATCATACGGCTGGGCAGATCGATCGGAACTTGAGTTAATTGTTTTAATAGACATACTAGTATTTATACTCCTTATTCGGCTGGTTCATCACCTGTTACTGGTCCACCTTCGCCATTACCCGCAGATGTTTCTTGTGTTCCAGGCGATGGAGAAGAAGCACCACCAGTTCCAGGTACTTCGGTATGTGTATGGCTGGCCAGCGTGATCGCATTACCGGCTGTGGTCGAAACATCACCGACGGAATGTGTATATCCGGATACGTCCAGATTTCCAGTGATCGATGTATTACCGAAGATATTCACAGTCTGGTTAGAGGAC